TCCTGCTCTTTGGTGGAAACGTCCGAGGAAAACTCAAACGTGCTCTTAATATTACCATGCTTGTCCCGCACAGTGGCTTTGCCGGAAACTCTCCCAACAGACGCTGCAGCTTTCATAGGATACACCTCTACTGTCTAGTGGCGTCAAATAAAACACGTAGCCCGCCCAACCGCAAGAATTTTGTGCCGCTACCTGCCAACAAAAGTATCCTTGCCGCTCGTTGGAACACGCACCGCTGGGCCTTTTTCTCCGGTCGAAGTCACGAAATTCGCGTCCGGCACGAATGCCTCAATGCCTCGCTGGTCGGCACTGGCTGTACCTGAACCAGCCTGCACACTGCTCTCGTTGTTCGGCACGCGGAACTCACCCGCAGAAACAACAGCAACCAGCTTGGCCCTTTCTGCCCTTAGCGCACCGGTTGCCGTGCGAACCACTCTAACCGTGGCGTTTACCGTAGATCGGCTGGCCACCAGTTCCGCTGCAGTGACTATTGCTCTGCGGGACTGGGCGGATATGGCGGCTGGCGCAGCCTGCAGTGCACCTGTTGCACGCACCACACGCCGGGCCGTACCAGTCAAAGCCGCCTGAGTCGCGGCAATGTCGCCAGCAACAACAAGAACCAGCTTCACGCTGCCAGAGACTTTAGCTCTGGCCGCCTGCAGTGCACCGGTGGCTTTTACCGAACGCGATGTGGTGGCGGAAACAGTAGCCTGCCCCGCACGCAACTCACCAGAAGCCCTGATCGCAGAGAAACGTCTTGCGATACCGGACACCGTGGCCGTGGCCGCCTGCAGTGTGCCGCTGGCATGGGCAATACGAATGGCAGAACCAGTGACCGCCGCTTGGCCCGCCGCCAACTGACCAACAGCCTTACGCTTAACACGTGCCGCACCAGCAACGCTGGCCGCCTGCGCCTGCAGCGAACCAAAGCTTGCGCCTGTGCCGAAGAAAGTTGCTTCACCGGCAACGGTAGAAGTCTGCGCCTGCAGCTCACCTTGTGCTGTGAGTTTTCGGGTCGTTGCGCCGGACACCGCCGCTGGCTGTGCTTGCAGTGAACCAGTGGCCGTTATTGTGCGCGAGGCCGTGCCGGACACCGCAGATGTTTGCGCCGCCAGATCGCCTGTCGCCTTGACCTTGCGCGTGGCGGAGCCAACTACCTGCGATCGACTTGCGCGTAATGCGCCGGACACCGTGCCAACAGCGTAGCTCTGACCCGCACCAGTAACAGCAGCATCCTGCGCTGACAATACGCCGGTGGACTTGACCTTTCGAGTGGCCGAGCCGGTGACTTGAGCAACGGCCGCCGCCAACTGCCCAGAAGACTCATGGACAGAATATTCCCGTCCACTACCAGAAACAGCAGCTCGCTGCGCCTGCAGTGCACCGGTTGCTTTGACCTTGCGCGTGGCCGAGCCAGCGACTTGGGCCGTTCCTGCTTGCAGCGCGGCACTGGCCTGACCTATAGAGAACGCATCGCCCGCGCCACTAACTTCAGCACGTTGGGCCTGCAGTGAACCGGTTGCCTTGACCTTGCGAGTGGCCGCGCCGGTGACTTCAGCTCGCTGCGCCGCTAGTGTGCCAGCGGCTTCCGATACGGTGTAGTTGTCACCCGCGCCGGTGACTTCAGCGCGTTGGGCAGCCAGTGTGCCGGCTGCCTTGACCTTGCGCGTAGCAGCACCGGTGACTTCAGCACGTTGGGCCGCTAGTACACCACCAGCCTCAACAAGGGCTTGTGTATCAGCAACGCCCGAAACAGCAGCACGTTGAGCAGCCAGTACGCCGGTTGCCGTCTTGGTAGAAACGCCGTACGTGTTGCTGTCGAAATCTACTGGAAGAAAGCCGCTCCAAGCCTCAGCACCGTTGTTCATCGTGCCGTTAAAAGAGCTGCTGTTTATACCCGACCGCGTGTTGTTGTTGACACCAACACCAACACCGTTAGCGCCTGTCCAGTCGCCTTCGACGTCTTGTGTGCCCAGCGTTGAGCCGTCAGTGGTTTCACCATAACCCAGCGTGATGAATTCTTTGGTGTCGGAAGCAAAAACGTAAATTTTTACACGGCCTATTCCACTTGGCCTTATACACCAATAAATATCAACGGCCTGCCCCGCAAACAGAGTGCTGTCTACTGAGGCAAACGCTGTGTCGTTGTTAGCTGCGGTGTTGTTGCCCTGACCGGCTGCGCCTACCAGCAAACCAGCGCCGTTAAAGGCGAGGCCCATACCGTCACCACCGGCACCTGATTCAATGAGAAGACCTACGGGTGACGCTGGAACATCAACGTCTAGGAATGCAAACGTGACGCTTTCGGAGTCGTTAATGATAGTGCCGTCAGAGAACACAGAACCGGTGTGCCCTTGTGGCTCCGCCCAATCTGCCGTTGGGTAGCCGTCAAATGGTGTGCTGGACAACTCAAGTGTGTCTGCCGCCCCGCTAACCGAAGCAACAGCTGCCGCCAGCACGCCAGAGGCTTTTACCTTGCGAGTGGCCGCGCCGGTGACCGTGGCCGAGACCGCCTGAAGCGAGCCGCTGGCAGTAACAACAACGCTTACAGTAAAAGCACTTGATACAACAACGTTGCTGGCATCAACCCCGTCATACCAAACTGCAGCCAGCTTGTAGCTGCCAGAGATGAGTCCGTTAATGGCATCGCCAGTGAAAGGGTCAGTCGTTACGTCTGGTGCAGGGTCGTTGCCGAAAACGCCGCTTGCTACAGTACCCTCTATGATTTCGGTGTCGGTCGGGTCGGCTTGGCCACTAGGATAAATCGCCCAGTAAATAGTGGGTTCGTAAAGCACAACGAACGTATCACTCACAACAACGTTGCTAGTCGCGCTCCCATCGTCCCAGACCACGGCTGTCTTGTAGCTGACGCCCTGCGCCAACCCGGTAAGAGGGACGGTTGCTGTGTCCGTTACAGTAGGCGATGCCTGACTGAAATGAATGCCATTGGGGACAGCCTCAGTGATGACCTGAGTATCTGTAGGGTCAGCCTGCCCCGAAGGATACGTGGCTACGTAAAGAGTGCCCATTAGAAGGTCACCGAAACATCAAGGCTTGCGGAGTTTGCAGTAATACCGCTCACCGTGGGCGCGGAGAGTGTTGGTGTGGTTATTACAGGGCTATCAGGTGCAGAAGACCCATCCGTACCAAACCCCACGTTATCAAATCCAGTAGGCCAGTCGCTGCGAGAGCTTTGGAACCCCATTTTGCCCGCTGTTTGTATGCGGTCTACGCTAGTATCAACAGATGTTTGCGTCCACGAGAAAGGTTCTGCTGTACCAACAAGCCACTCTTTCCATTCTAGCGTTACCGTAGTTGTACCGCTGACCCTTGCACGGACATTAAAAAACCCCGGCTGGCTAATGGGCACAACCATCCCATAATAGTCAAACCTGAAATTGGAGGCAGGTATGACTCGACGAATTTCAAGGGCTGACTGAAGGCGGTTAAAGTAATAATAAGATGAAAAATCTCCCGCCACCCTCAAAGCTAGACCACTATTACTGCTAGAGTTTGATGATTTGAATAAGCACCTAATTTCAGAGTCTACAGAGGCAGGAACAGCAACAGGTACGGAGATGCCGTGCGTATCTGTTACTGTCTTAAGCCTGTAAACCCTAGAACCTACTGCCGCAGAATTATCATCGACAATTATCTCATCCGCTGCGCCATCAGAGGTTTCTGTGAAGAACAGCGGGTCGATAGCACCTATTGGCTGATCTTCAAAATCGTAGTAAAACTGAGCCACTAAACCCTACCCCTTAAACAGTGATCGTGACGTTGGGAACCGCAGAAAACTCTGTGATGCTTGACGCGAAAACAGTGGAAAGGGTTGGCACAAGCGACCCGGCGACCTCGGTAAAGTTGACCATAGTTACAATCCAACTTCTCGTACTAACTATACTGAACTCTATGTATTGCGTATCTGGGGCAAAGTAGACACCGGAGTAGACCTGTAAACGGTTACTGTCTGTATTTGGGTGTTTGTCTGTGTTAACTAAAAAGTATTCAGCGTCAGATGCACTCTGCATACTGAAAACAAATTGATTTCCTCCCGCGTATGCGTTCACAGCGAACACAATAGACAATGCTCTATTAGCCGTAGTTTGTGTTAATGAGGTCGTTGTGGCTGTACCCGTCGAAGACACCGTATCAGCAAACGTAAAATCCACAGCTGTCTTGTAGGCGAGCACCAACGCTTCCATACGTGCTGCTGCAGACTGGGTAAGTGTCAATGATGTTCCCGCCTCGCTACCGTCAGCAATCTTCCACATGACACCACTACGCTGAGAGGCAATACCGTATATAACATCGCCGCTTTTTGTGTATCCAGCAGGGGGATTGATTGTGGCCCTTGCGTAGTATGGGACTAATATCAAGTCGCCCGCCTGTATTCTTGGGTCTATAGATACCGTTAACGATGTTCCTGAAGTCACAAAAGACGTTTTTGTCTCTGCGCAGCGCAGCTCCAAGAAGTCTATCGGTACAGGTGCCGTTGGGGCAGAACTTGCTCCTGTGCCAACAGCGTATTCAATGTAATTATGTACAGTGCCGGTAAAAGCGTTCATACAGATGCCGACAGCCCCTGCTTCGGGTATATCTGTATCTGTAGCAGTCAGTCCCCAGCCAGCTGGCTCAGGGTCTACATCAGCCCACGCCTTTACCGAGAGCGCGGAGCCTATAACAGAAAACCGAACGCACAAATCACCCGTAGTGGGCAACGCAGCAAGAGCTAGGCTAGTAATTACGGTCTCTGTGCCGTTTACATATTTTGCTATTTCAAGAACATTGTCCCCCACACCAGCATAGTAAAAATGGGTGTCGCTGTCTGTGTTGGACGAGTTTTTTGCCTTATCCGCCCGTGCCGCCAAGAAAAAAGAAGATGGCACATCACCAGAAACCAAACGAATTTTGGCGTACAGCTCAACGTCTGCTGTATCGGGTAAATTATCATACGTGGCCAATTTACGTGAGCTGTTAATTGCTACTGCTAAGTAGCGTGTAGCGCCGTCTTGGATTATGTTCCAGCCAACTATCGAGTACCAAACGCGCGGCGTCCATTCGGCTATGGCGGGGTAGACATCTATCCCGCCAAGAGGATTGTTATTGAAGTCTGTGAAATACTGGGCCACATTTTACTCCCCAAACACACCGTAAGGGTTGTCCAAGCTAAGCGCCCATCCCCGGTTCTCATGAGCTATGCGACACTCATAGATTCCCACAGCAGCCACATTACGCAAAAACCCTACGTTCTGGCTTCGGTTCGTTCTGGGGTTGATGCCGCGTATAACAGGCGAATGCTCTGGGCAAGTCGCCGTAGAGGTGGCCAACACAAATCCTGTTTCGTTCGGCGTTACCGAAACTGTAGGGCACTCGTCCCGCAAAGTGAGCACCGTGTACAAAAGCGTGCCTGCAAATGGATACTGTGCCTGCTCTGCATCGGCAATCAGCTGCGCCTTGAGCACACCAAGCTGAGCGGCATTGTCCGGCAACAGGGTGATCAGCATATCCAGCATGCGTATGTTGGACTGACCCGCTGGGTCAGAAGGCGCAAAGTTAAACTCGCCCTCGGCACGCAGCCTGTCCATTAGCGCAAGGCAAATGTCTCGCGCAGGGTGATCAGGGTCTTCTGCTGTGTCTGATAAGACGCCATAAACCCCCGCCCCAGCAACCAGCATGGTCATTACGTTGGCGGTGTACAGCACAGGCTGCTGCACGGTGTAGTTCAGAGCCTCCTGCAAAGCAACCGCGTTGTCAGTTGAGGCCATGGCCAGAAATTCTTGCAGGGTCATACGTACCACCTCTTTTTGCCGTTACGAATGGCGTAGGCTCTGATAAAACCCCGCGACCTAATAGATGCCGCAAGGGCACGACTCTTTTCTAAACCGTTCAGCCGCTCACCAGCCATAAGTTTGGCAAAGCCGCCGCCTTCGTCTATCAGCACAACAGTGAACTCAGTAGGAGACAGTCCGAAAACTGCAGCGTCCTCAAGGCCCCGCAGCAGCCAAACCGTCTCCGCAAGCTGCTCCCACTCAACTACCACAGGGCCGCTGCGGCCGACAGAGCAAGCGCCACCGCGACAGTCCATAGCACATAGCAGCCGAGAAAGAGCATCCCGTACTCAGCGGTTGAGAGAAGCAACAGAGGCTTCCGTTGCATCGTCAACGTGCTTTTTTACGGTAGCCATGATGTCGTAAAACATCGGAATCTGCTCCGACAGCTGCTGATCTTTGGTTTCAAACGACTGGTAGTGGGTGTCTTGCATGTAGACGACATCACCGTTCCCGGCCTCGATAGTGACTTTGATGTAACGTGACATTTTACTTCTCCTTGGAGTAGTTGTTGTTGATACTGCGTATCTCTTGAAAGAGCCGCTGAAAATCTTCCCGCGTCTCCTTACGTATAACTTCCATTGCTTCGGTCTGCTTGTCAATCTGTTTGACAATGCTTCCCTGATCTTTTGCCGCTTGGGTGGCTACGCGAGTGATGCTCTCCGTGTTTCTGTCCACGCGAGAGCCGACAACTGCCACCTCGCCTTTCAGCCCAGTGATTTCAGTGCCAGTAAGATACCCGGCATACACAATGGTAGCGAGCACTGTAAGCATGCCAATAAGCTCTTTGTAACCCAAGCGCCTTATCTCCTGTTGAACGTTTTCTGGCACTTCTTCCACGGAACGGCCTCCCTGCAGCATTGGCTATGTGCGGGGAGTGTAGCACATAGGTCAGCGCTAAACGCGAGCCTCAAGTTCCTCTATTGTGAGCGGACGACCTGATTGGTCTACCATGTCACGCATCGATAACTTGCCTTCTTTCCAGATCGCATGCTTCCGCTTTCCCAGCACTTCGATCTGTTCTGCTTCGGGTAGGGACTTGAACCACTGATCGTAGCTTATGTCACCGGCAACAGGGCCGTCTTTGCTGGACTGCATGCCAACAAAGGTCTTATCGATTTCCAATATCGGCACCAGCATGGAACGGCAATTCCAGTGCCATGGCGGTGGGCCGGGGAACTTGTCTGTTGTGCCGTCCATAGGCGAGCCGTCTACTTCCCAGTGCATGCCTGACCGAGCGCGGCAGAGGGCAGAGGTGCGCAAGTCCAGTGTGGCCAACACCCGATACCCCTTAATCAAATCCTTGTGCGCCTCGTACATTTCAAAGCGTGCGGCGTTGGCCACGGACATGACAGAGGTGCGAATCTGGGCCTCAGCGTGTCGGCGTAGCTGGCCGCTGGCCTCGCGCCACTCGCGCACCATGGTGCCGTTGTCCTTACCAGTCAGCACGCCAGCACGAACGATGTCAGCAAACCGGCTGTAAGTAGCCCGCCTCTGCCTTCCCCACCACTCAGCGGCCGGCGCACCCATGACCAAAGCCCTGCGCATTACGGACTTTGAAAACGCTGCGGACACCGTGTTGGTGGCGATCGCCGTGCCCATCACCGCATTGATCTGGCCAGCAGCCACCGTGGCTTCAAGCTGTATCAAGCGGAAATTATCGCGCAAAGCCCGCTTCTCAGCAGCACTCAACGCTTTGTTGGTTTCCGACTCAGCCAGCGCAAGCAGCACTTTGAATCGCGTGTTGTCGCTGCGCTGGGAAATCATGCCAACCAGAATCGTTTCGAGGCGCACCAGTTCTTTCAAGGTTTCGCCCCGCACACCCTCTCCGAAGCGCTGCAGGTCAATCGTATGGCGTATGACCGATCGCGCTATTTGGTCGTCTCTGGTCATTCATCTGACCCATCGATCGGCGGCACACTGGTCGGCATCTGCATGGCGATCTTGTCCAGCTCATCTTCCACCGTCCGCCCGTCAGGCACCAGCTCGCCTTGCTGCAGGTTGTAGAACAGGGTTTCGTAGCTGATTGCGCCGCTCATCCATGCGCTTACCAGCGCCGTCATAGCAGTAGGCTCAAGGTGCGTATCGATGAAGTCTGTGTTGAAGTCTGCTGCTATGTCGGGTTCTTGGACGCCCTGCCAGTTTAACCAGTACGTGACCAATGTGGTCAGCGACTCACCGGCAGCAATGGCCAGCGAAGACAGCGTGCTGGTTTCTGCTGATTGGCCTATGCGTGCTGTTTCAGCGGTTTCCACTTGTCGGCGCTGAGCACGCAGCATGCGCGAACCCATGGCGGCCATTTGCTCCTGCTTTTCGGCCAACGCGACCTGCAGTGAACCAAGGCCAGCCCCGGTAAACTCCAAGAATCCAGCGCGCGCACTGGGGTTGGACGATACCCAAGCCACCTGTGAGCCTACTTTCAGCTCTTGGTCAGTGTCGAAGCCAGCGACCCACGCAGTCGGCAAACCAGTGAAGTGCCGCCCGTGCTCCAAGTCAGCCGAGGTGTGGTAATGCGACTCGTTGATGACGGCAATGGATGACAGCACCGGCTCATGAACAGTGGGGTCATTGCCGTTGGGGGTGAAGAAAACGAACGGAATGTAGTCCAGCGGTTCGCCTGTGTTTAGGGGGACGGGGCTTTCGGTCAGGTTGTACACCAGCTCATTGCGGCCGTTGATCGTGCCCTCAAAAACCGACTGCACATACACGCCGTCCACAAGCTCAAGAACGCGGTATCGTGTGCCTTCTTCAAAGCCGAAACGCTCAAGGTCACGAACATAAGTCTCCCGCAAAACAATCAGCGTCAGCCTGTACTTGTCGTTTAAGCGCTCAAACCGCCAGTTGATGATGTCCTCCGCCTTGTACTTCACGAAGTAGATGCCGCCGCCGTCAGAAGCACGCGCCCGCTCAACAAGCACACCACAGCGAGACACTGAAACCAGTTCTTCCATCACAGAACGCACGAACGCTGCCATGGAATAGCCGTCCAATGTCACCTGCTTAAAGCTGTCCAGCTGTTCTTCAGTAAGACCCGTAAACTGCACCGGCTTGCGCATGATAGCGCCCAGCAATGCTTGGTGCGTGCGCTTTGTCGCTTCAAAGTAAATGGCGCGGCGCTTATACTTTTCGTAGTCCTGCTTGGCTTGGTCGTCACTTTCATCGCCGAGCATTGGCAGAAACACCGTGCCCTTGCTCTTAATAGCCCGCGACCCAGCAAGGTGCGTTCGCATCCACTCCCACACAACCTTGTAATCTTTGTATTGGGGGTGCTCTGTCGTCACCGAGTTGTCGGTCATTGCGTTGGCCTCACAAGCCTTTGAGTTTCTGCACTTTAATCTCCCGCACCAAATTCATCAACCGATAGCGCACTTCGTCTGCCAAGTGATCTTCGGTGTTGGTGTCGAGGTCGTCTAGGTCTTTGGGATTTCTGGGTGCCACGGGGATAGTACGCCAAAACTCCCTGCAAGTGTCGAACACGACAAAAGCTGGCTCATCAATGATAGCCTTTCCAGCGGCCGTCATCATCTTGCGCATGTTCTCCCAGCCGGTCTTACGCGACCCCGGCCTCTTGTCACAAGGCTGCCACTTCACGCCAGCATTGGACATAGTGTCGGCAATGCTCACGCCGTCTTCTGCGTTGTATATCGAGGCGTCAGCTGGCCCAGCTTTGATGGGCTGGCCCGAAAGGTAGTTCTCTTTGATCGATGCCTCAATTTCCAGAATGCCCTTGGAAATGTCCTTGGCCAGCATGCGAAGTCCCACGTTCGGCTCGCCGGTGTAGCCATACCATTCGGCAATGCGGAAGATTGTTCCACGTGGAACAGTTAGGAACGGGTTGCCGTCACGGTCGTATGCCACGCTGCCATCGCTCTCGGCGTACCAGCCAACAGAGAATGGTGCGCTGCTGCCCCAGTCAAACGCCCTGTCCACGCGCCAGCTCGCTGGAATGCGGAACGGCGAACACTTGCTGCCGTAGCCCCAAACACGGCCCGCATACTCATGCGGCGTGCGCATATCCAGCACATCGTCAAACATGCCGCCGGCGACAATGTTCCAATCACCCTCAATCCACGCGCGTGTCAGCCACTCTGGCCCAGACTCTTTCAGCCTCGACAGGTACATGGGGTCATTGAGCGCTAGGGCGGGGTTGTCTTTGAACAGCGAGGGAATGAACACCCTGCGCCGGTAGTCGTTCATGTCCTCGTCAAATTCTGCAACGACCTCGTAAGGCCGAGCAGGGTCAACGTAGCGGCGCTTCACCCAGTTGTGGCCTACGCCACCCGGGTTGCCAGTCAACAGAAAGCGTAAGCCGTTGGCCGGAACGTAAGCCGAGCGCAAGCAAGCACGGAGCTTGTTGATCGGCCCCGCACTAGGCCAGTTGGTCACTTCGTCAAACGCCATCCAGCTGTACTGGTGACCTTGGTACAGGTCGGCGTCAGTGTCGCGGTTCAGGTGTCTGAATTTGAGGACGGCACCATTGGGCATAATCATGTGAGGCCCGCCACTGCGCCACTCACCGCCCAACGGCACGCAAATCTTCTGCGCAGCGTCCATCACTTCTTCAAGTTCTTTGTAGGTGCGGCGGAACAGGATGCCTTTGCTGTTGCCGCCATGGCGGCCGGAGTGAACAACCCAGTCCAGCAACACCCCGAAAGTCTTACCGCCGCCGCGTGCACCGCCAAAGAAAACCTCGGCAATGGGGCAGGAGACTAGGGCTGTTTGTGGCCCAGCTTGAACCTTGAACAGGGCTTCGCGTTTTTGGCGATCATCAAAATCACGGGCCTGTTCCATTCACGCCCTTCTCCGGTGCGAATGCCGCTTCCCACGCTTCCTGCTCCATGGCAGCTGGCGCTTCGACCACGTACTGAGTCTCGGTGACAGTGCTCTCGGTCTTCTCGGCGCGGTTTTTGCGGGTCATTTCGTACCAGCGAATAGCGTGCATGTCGCCGCTCTTGGCCTTCTTCACCAGAGCATTGGCCACCAGCATGCCCACGTTGGCCTCGCCAAACTCGTAGGCTTCGTAGACAGATGGGAACATCTTTGCTCGGTCATAGAACGTATCCCGCGCAAGACCAACCAACGTTGCAATTTCGTATTTGGGTAATCCCATGCCGGCGCAGGCTTCAACAAGCTGCAGGCATGCTTTAGTGGGGGAACCGTCTTTCTCCCAAAATGGCAGATCACCTGCTTTGGGTCGTCCCGGCTGCTTTAAAGTATCACCACGTTCCACAATCAACGTCTCGTATCAAGGGAAAAAGAAAAGCCGCCAACCATCACGGTCAGCGGCCTACTGCTTGCTGCTTAGTTCCGAATCGGACTCGGCAGGTTGTTGCTGAACAGCGTTGCGAAACGGGCTGGGGTTACGTTAATCCCAGCGTTCTCAAGGTCTGACAGCTCACGGTTTGTATCTCGCGCAGCTGCACGAATTTCAGCGGCACTGTTACCAGCGGCATCAGCGGCCTCCGCCAATTGAGTCAAAGCAAAGTCGCGGTCTGCCACGTTGCCGGTTGCGTTTACTGCACTTGTTGCGCCACGTCCCATATCAAAATCCCCGTTCTGTCCCAATATCCATTGCGGCTGTCGCGCGGTTAGTGACGCCAACGAACCGTACTCCATGTCTTTTACAGATTTCCTGCCCAAGGGTCAAGCCCCGCTCGCCACCATACACCAACAGTGTCTCTGGCTTCAACAAGTCTAGCCCAACACCAATGCTCGCACGGAAGTCATCTTCGTCCACGCCCTTGCCGCCTTCGCCGGACTTCAACGTACGCCCGCCAACCGTCTGAATCTGGCAGGACAGGGTGGGGGCACGCTCTGGAATCGGTGCACAGCAGCCCTCAACGCTATCAAGGTTCCACTCACAGAGGCTTGGGATTACGGGGAGTCCGGCCATCTGCCAGTACAGAGCACAGTAAAACGATCGGTACACGGCCCACAGGTTTTTTGGCAGCGGCCAGCCGTCCATGCGCGTGAAGTCAGGCATGGTCAGCGCGTATGGCCCAGCGTTAAGGAATCGCTGAGTGTTGTCCCGCAACTTCGACCACACACGCTCAAACCGCACATCGTCAATGTAAAACGAGATTACGGTGTCTGCCGGGTTTAGTCCCTTGGTCGATTCTCGCCCAAACAGGTGGTAGTGCATCTGGCCTTGGCCCAGCGGTGGTGTGCGGTGCCGATTCATCCACACCACCATTTCCTCTGGTATGTGGGGAATGTTCTTGGATAGGAGGCGGGGCAGCTGGTACGGCCCAACGCAGTCGCTGGCGTGCAAAGCAAGGGACTCTTTCAGCTCACGCATGCCAAACGACTCAGTGCCCGCATCCTCAAACTCGTCCGGCGCGTCTTCCTCCGCCTCAAAATTAAGCAGCTTATCCAGCTCTTTCTCGCTGAATCCCATGTCTGAAACGTCAATGCTTTTGCTGTCCAAGTCCCGCAAAATCTCGGCCACAGCATCGAAATCAGAGCCTGTCATAGCGTTGGTTTGGTTGTCAGACAGGAGAAACTTACACTGGGCCTCATCGCTCAAACCAGCGACTGTGATAACAGGACATTCCACATCGCCCCGCTTCTTGTGAGCCATCCACCGGCCGTGGCCAGCAAGTATGACACCCTGCTCGTTCACAACAATGGGCTGTATTGACCCCTGCGTGTTGTCCATCGACTTAGCAATACGATCGATCTGCTTGTCAGTATGGATTTTGGCGTTCTTGGGATGGGGTTTCAGGGTGATCGGGTCACGCATTTCAATTTGCATTTGGAGCCTCCGGTATTACACGCGCGTAGGAAAAAACGCAGTGAACAATAGAAAAAGTTTACGCTAATCGTCCGCGCGAATTAAAGCGGATAATATTATTTAGATACGGTATCACTGTTAAGTCCTTGTTTTAATTGAAAGCATCAGTGTTTTACAAAAACAACGAACATTTATTATTGTTCGTTACGTTTTCCCCTACGCGCGCGTTACCGCAACAATTTTCTTCCACTAGCGACCACAGCCAAGAAAACTTCCCAATTGACCGAGCCTTCCCAGTGGTGGCGGGAGAGCGCATATAACTCATCAAACGGCACATGCCCCAGCAGCTCAAACTGATCTTCAAACAACAGGAACGTGCTGTCGATGCGCCAGAACAAAAAAGTCTGCGGCCACGTGGTCAGGAACCGGCGTTGCTCAATCGTGAAGTGCGGCAGCTGTTGCACCCTCCCCGCCTTAGCCTCCTTGGGAGAAAATTTCAGCTCCACCCACGCGGTTTTGTCATTATGGGTTTTGATTGCCACATCAGGGATGCCGGGGGAGAATTTATCCTCAAATCGCTGATAAACCACGTCCCTATCATTAAACACCCTGCGCATACTGCCCCAAAGCCCGCTCTCGCTCACAGGGAAGCCCTCACCCAACGTTCGTCACCCAACTGGTACGAAGGTAGCGCCCCCATGTCTAAACGCGCCACAGCGCCCCAATTAGCCCCAGCCTCAACATCAATAATTAACGGCACTCTCAATCCCTCGTAGGTTGTTTCCATAATGTGAACCATTTCCCGCAAAGCCTCGCAGTGTATCGGTGAAGTCAGGTCAACAGAATTGTCCAATTCATCGTGCACAGTCAGGTAAGGCACGCCGATCACATCAAAGATGCCAGCGCGCTCGCACTCGACCATGGCTTTTTTCATCACGTCCGCCGCCCCGCCCTGAATCAGGGAGTTCAGCGCCTTGTAAGTAAAAGCCCTCTTAATCGCCTTGCCGTAAGCCTCTTTGGCGGCGTCATGCGACAGGGCAGGGCGTTTGTCGTCAAATTCTCGCGGTTCCCACAGATCAAAATGCCGCACACGGCCGCCGATAGTGGTGAGCACGCCGTCTGCTTCGGCTTTGGCCATGACTCTTCGGGACAGCTGTTTAATGTACGGTGCGCCTTCGTGGAACGCCTCAAACAGCGGCTCGGCTTCGGCAACGTCCATGCCCATGTTCGCGGCCATTAAATCTTTCCCCATACCATAAGTGTTGGACACCAGTTTTCCGTTGCACGTGAATCGGTGCAATGGCCCCGCATTCACGACATCGTATACCCTGACCTGTTCCGCAGGTTCTCCGAACGTGTCACCAGCCGCAGGTTCGACAGTTCGTAGTGGCCGTTGTTGTCTATCCTGTCCACTTCCAGCTTGCCGTTCGTGAATTCCACATTCTGCGCCAGCGCCCAGTGAATGAATTCCTCCCTTGTCATGCGTAGCTGAATCCCCCGCTCTTTGTACCGCCGGACGCTGTGCGGTTGTGCCGTACCACTCACGCAGCGTTGGCGCATCGCATCGTACCGCTTGCTGAGTATCACCGCAGACTTCGCATCGCCGTACTTGCTCGGACGACAGCAGTTCACTGCCCCCTTGCGCGCGTTGTCCACGTAGACTTCTCTCGGCTTGCCACAGCGGGGGCAGTTGATCACTGCCTTCCAGTTTTTCCCACGTGTCACCGACAGTACCGTAAACCCCAATAGGGTTAGCTCCGTCTCCACTTCGGCACAGGTTTTCGCCTTCGGATGCCGCGCACCCGAGACAAACTGTCCTGCCTGATTCCGTCCAGACTTTGTGGTCTGGCGTTCCAGTAACTCCGTCATACGTCACTACCTCGCGTATTCCCATGTCCACCACACCATCGTGGCTCACCCACTCTACTCCATCCCATACTTTATGCCTAGTGGTGAGTTTTTCAATCGGAACCTCGCCCGAATCCGTCAGCACCAAAGAGCCTTCGGCAACACACATGCCAAGCCATATCGCTTTAACTTGGTTGCGGTTTAGGTTGTCGGGCATGGATTCCATCATGCCGTTGTAGCAGTCCAGCAGTGGTTCGTTGGCGTACGCGGTGACCACCTGTTTAGCGTCTGGGCCTCTGGCATAGGACAGCAGCAGGCGTGGCTCGATTTGTGAGTAGTCGAGCTTGACCCATGACTGCCCTTCTTCGGGTCTGTAGAGGGTTCGGATGGTTTTGCCGACTTCGCTGCGTGCTGGAATTTGCTGCAGGTTAGGCAAGCTGGAACTCATGCGGCCGGTCACCGTGCCATATTCATCGCCTTTCAGCTGGTTGAACTGACAGTGAATGCGCCCATCGACCAGATTGGACAGAATCGAATTTTCCAGAAACGTGCTGCGCATTTTGTCGTACTGCCGTGCCCGCAAAACAGCCTCTGCCACAGGATGATGATGGCCGGACAGGAATTCTTTGGTGAAGCTGGGCTTGCCAGTAGGTGTGCGGCGATATTTCAGGCCCAGCTTGTCAAAGAGACGGGCTAGGCTGGCAGCGGCCCAGACTTCGACACCCATGCCGCCGTTCAGGTGTTTCAGTTGTGCCAGTGTAGTTTCTAGGCGGCGCGTAAACAGCTCTTTCATGGATTCCGCATCTAGCCTATGCACAGGTACTCCCCGCCGCTTCATCTTCAACAGCAGCGGTTGCAGGGCGGTTTCCAGCGCCCATACCTTCTGCGGCACGATCGGTAGCTGCAGCTGCAGGATTTTCAGCGGTAAAACTACATCGGATATGGCGTAGTCATTAACAATGGACGCAGGACAGCGCCAGATATTACCGGCTTGGGCTTTGCGGGTTGCTTTGCCGCCGAACCGGCGCGCGGCGTATTCATACAGCATTTCATCGTTTTTGCCTTCGTCCAGATACTTGCGCGCCAGTGTTTCCAGCGAATAGCTGCGCTGGTTTTCGTCAATCAGCGCCTCCGCCACTTGAATATCGCACCACTGCCCAGTGAACCAGACGCCCCACTCCGCCAGATAGTCAAAGTCATACAGCAGGTTAGTGCCCGTAACCGGCACACCGCTCGCCGCCAGCGCCTTCAAGCGGCCAATGACATCGACCAGCGGCATGTTCTCCGACTCAGGGTGCTTGACCGGCAGGTATTCAGCCTCAATCGAGCCGTCATCGTGCAGCACAGCAATGGCTACGCCGACCACAAACCCACCCCGCCGTACGCCGGCACCCTTGGTTTTCAGGTCGTCATCACGTGTTTCAGTGTCAATCGAAATCAGTTGCATGGTGCCCAGTCCTTGTACCGCCGCCGAAAACTGGCCGCGCTCGAGTAGCCAAAATACGCATGGTTATCAATGGGCCGCCCGCCCACGTCCCCCAGCCGCAGCCGCTTTTCTTCGTTCACCAGCTCCCTGAAACTGGTGCCTTCATTCATCAGCCACCGCCGCAGGCTTCTTGGGCTTGTCCCGTACTCCGCCGCCACGCTTTGCAGGTTTGTCTGTGTCAGGTCGCAGTTCTTCAAAGCCTTTGTGACAAAATCCCTTGCGCCACCCACGGAGCCAGTCAGCTGATTTTCCTTTTTCAATCCACTCTTGTTCACGTTTCGCTCCCCACCGTTTAACTGGCGCTTTCATAGTCTGTAGAAGGCTTCGGTGATCGGTTGCACGATCACTAGCCGCTGTTTGGCGCGGGTTGCGCCGACATAAAACACCCTGTGTTCGTTATCTGGTGTGGTGTACTGCTCGTCCAAGCAAGCTTTGGACACGTCCGCCATGAGCATGACGTTATCGGCCTCGCGGCCCTTGCTGGCATGAATAGTCATGACGTTGATACGCGGCTTTGCGGGGTGTTCGCCGTTGCGCAGGCAGGCTTGGGCATAGCGCCTGTCATGGTGGCTGATCGCATCCAGCGAGTCGAACCACGCGGCCGTCTGGTTCACGCCCCAACCCACGCGCAGGTCTTCCAAGGTATACACGCCGTTGTTCAGGGTGAAGGCTCTGGCCGGCACAATCCCGTGCCGAAACAGCGCTTTGACTTGTGCCGCAGTGAGCGTGCCGCCCTTGCGCAGCTGCTCCCAATTCATGATCGTTGTCCACAGGTCTTTTTTGTGCAGCGCCCCACTGTTGTTGAACACAATCCCCCGTTCCTCAAGCAGCTCAATGTACGTGTTCAGCAGTCGCCGGTTACGCGCTAACAGCAGCCAGTCGCCCTCAAAGGTTTGGCGAGACATCGCAAACCCCGAAATATGATCAACCGAACCAATCTCGTTCTTAGGGTGAAACGCTTTTTCGTAGCGCGTGCTGATACGGTCGCCGATGCCTTGGGCATAATCGAACACGGCCTTGGGCAGGCGGTAGGATTGTTCCAGCACCTGAGTCTCGTCCACTTTGTCATCCAGCCCCATAAATCGATTGATAGAAGCCCCCGCCCACAAGTGAATGGTCTGGTCATCATCGCCGCCGTAATAAACATCAGGTACGCCCATAGCCATGCTGTCTATCACACGCCACTGTAGCTCGGTAAGGTCTTGTGCCTCGTCCACAATCAGCACCTTGACGCCAAGCCCCCGCCTATTCCTGCAGTACATGGACAGCATGTCCGTAAAATCAAGCTTGTGGTTGGCGTCTTTGTATTTCTTGTAAAGGGTCGCGTAGCGGCGCAAGAGGTGCGGCGACAGTTCTGGTGCCAAGTCCTGTGCACAGTCTTCCAAACCAATACAGCGCACTCTGGCCTGTTCCTCCACAAACCGTACCAGCTGGCCCGTCCCCTGCTCGTCTTCAAAGTCGCCGTGCAGCTTGTAGTTAAACTCGCTGGACAGTTCCTTCCAGTCACCGTGCTGCATGGTCTGGTTTCTGGTAATCCCCAGTTCTGAATAACACAGCGCGTGAATCGTCTTAAAGTAAGGCAGCTGGTGTTCTTTGAAACCGAACCTCGCCATAGCCCGCTCTTTAGCTTCATAAGCCCCAGCACGTGTGAACGTGACAAAGGCAATCTCGTTGGGCTTAACGCCAGCAGCCAGTTCATCTTCAACAATAGACAGCAGCTTGGTTGTCTTGCCAGTTCCCGGTGGCCCCAATATAAGTTTTCGCATTACAGTTCTCCGTAAGTGTGTTTCGCAGTGTGACATTTAGGCCGTGCTATGTCGAGCGGTTTCTCCACGACACGCCGAATTCACGCGCGTGCCAGTTGTAGAAAGACTTTTCGTGTTTGAACCCCAAGTACCCGCAAAAATACTTGGGTGGATGCTCACCATCAAAGCCTCTCAGCGCCTCGCGGCGAGCCATGTTGCGCAAGTCTCTAAAACAGGTGCCTCTGGCTTGCAGGTCACGCTGCAGCGAATCCATGGTGCGGCCGCATGCGGCGGCGTAGTCTTCGATGTTGTTGGGTATCACTGGCATGGCCAGCATTACACTCAGGTGCGCTCGAAAACATGCCATACCAGTCCTCCATCTTGCACGGTGCCTATGTAGGTGCCGGGGTTTTTGGGCATTGGGTGCCCAGTGCCGTAAACCTCAAACATTCGGTCTTGTCTGGTGTTCGCGGCCTCGTCACACAAGGCCCACAACACAACAGCCGAACCTTGGACGCCCACGGACAGAACGCGGGATTCGCTTGGCATGTTGGTATGGTTCACGCCGTCTAATACGTATTTATAAACAATCATCGTTGCTTCTCCTGTGATTTAATAAAACCCATGACAAGCCCATCAAGGCGCGTGTCCACGGTGAAGTGCTCTGGCATGTAGTTGCGCCGGTAGATACACGCCCACCCCGGCACGCGCATTTTTATCTGCAACGCTTGGTACTCGCCCTTGGGTGGTCTGTGCTGAATACCCTGTGCGTCCAGCCACTGCTTAAATTCTTCAAGTTTGGTTCGGTGCAAAAGTGCGCGGCTCATTCGCCTTGCTCCAATTTGTCCAATGGTCGGCACAGCACATACCTAAAGTTTTCTGGGCCGTGATCTTCCAACAGCATTTCGCGGGCTTCTAGGCAGTCTTCTTTGTTGGCGTAGTGGACATTGCGCGTCATGCCGCACATCAACCAGCCGGTTGTGCAAACAGAGAGTATCCACGTCATGATGCGCACTCCGGTCGGTCATCATCGTTTGTATCCCACGCAAGGTCGCACTTCACGCACACGGTTTGGTCGCTGTACTGCACTGCTTCACACAGCTTTGGTGCGGGCCTGTAGTGCTGCCGTTTCAGCTTTATGTTCTCGACTTTTAGCGCCGCTATGCGCTCACGCAGTGCGTCAATTTCACCGTCCAGCACATTCAAGCCCTCCCACCGGTCGCTGAGCGAAGCCTCAAGCTCTGCTATACGGGCCGCTGCTTCTTCCATAATTGATTCAGTCCGGCATCGCCCAACACCGTCATAACATGATGTTGGGCGGGTGAGTTCGCTCATTAAGTTATCCATCACTCTCTCCTGTTAGGTGGGGCTGTATAGCTAGACTGAATTACCCACGCACGACAGTCATTCCACCCCGTGCTGTAATCGCTGTCGTCTATGCGCTTTTCCGGCACCGCGCTGGTGGGTGGGCTTTTCAGTTCAGCAAGCTGGGCCTCAAGCTCTGATATGCGGTGCTCCATTACAAGCATGGAGTCGTCCTTTGCGGCATCCTGCTCCAGAAGCTCTGCTATGCGCTCACGCAGTGCGTCAATTTCACCGTCCAGCACATTCAGGTTCTCCCACCGGTCGCTGAGCGAAGCCTCAAGCTCGGCTATGCGATCTGCGGCGTCCAGTAAAATTCTACTACCATTCGCGTACTGCGCGCTGATTGGGTGCGCTTCCCGCAACCTATTCACTATATCGTCCATCACTCTCTCCTGTTGGGTGGCGCTGTTGGGAGCTGCGGGTAGCAGCATCCATCGGTAAGGCGCACCATGTACCATGACGCAGCTCATATCGCCCCAGTTGTCGATTAGCTCGTACCACCCTTCTGGCCACCAGTACCGATCGGTTACTTTGTCATAAACGGCATCCCCGTCGTATGGCTGATCGTCGACGTCACGGGTTGCCTCCGGTACGAATTCCGCTCGAATAGTGAGCCAAAAACCATATTCTGTTTTGTAGTGGAGCAGCACAGCTTTTTGGGGCGGCGCAGTCTCAATCGACTGCCATCCTTCTTTGTCCTTCATTTCAGCTTCTCAATCAAAAGTTTAAGTGCTGGCTGCAGTTGCTCGGCGTATGACTTGTCGTTTCGGGAAGCTGCACCATTCAACAACGACACGGCAAGCCGGTACGATTGCTTAACGTCTGGTGCCACGCGAAAGATCAGGTCACGCTCGCTATCAAGACCCGGCATCCGAGTGCAAGGATTCCAGCTGGCCTGCAAACGGTCAGCCACCCACTGCGACCACTCGATACAGTCCCATGGGGTTTTATTGCCCTTCTCAGCTTGTTTAGCCATGGCCTGCAAAATATCAGCGTCTGTGCTCATTTCTCGTCCTCCCGTAATTCTTCTGCCAGCTGGCGCAGTTTTTCTACAGCTTTCCTGCTGTCTGGGGTGTGCTCCAAGCCACTGATAATGGCAGCAGCGCGGTTGATCAACTCAGACGCAGATATGACTTCCTCTATTAAATGAGGAACAACCCCGCAAGAAACCGAACCGAAAGAACCAATAGAAGATTGCCACCAATCCATCGCTTCTCTGCCAGCATCAGCCTCACTCACGGCGTGAACAATGGACGTCCACTCAATGCGCTCTACTAAAACAACTTTGTATTTTTTCATTGTCAGTTCTCCAACAAGGTTTATTAAAGGGCTAAGCCCCCGTCATACTCAGCGTCAAATTCTTCCGTTTGTCCGCCCTTCTCCATCGGCAGTGCCCAGTACCGCACACACTTGCCGCGAATTTTCAGCTGTCCGTCCGTAGCGCCCATGTCACGCAGCCGCGAAAATATCTGCATGATCGAATAAGAGTAAAAGCCCCGCGTTCTCAAGTAAGCGAGCAAATCAGGGGCACGTAGGTAGTAAGCCTGATCGTCTTCGTTGTACCACGGCCTGCCGTTAAGCAGATCGTCTCTGCTCTGGGCAGGAACCCCGGCAGTCAGGAAGTCTACTAGCAGGGTTTTGAAGTGACCTTTCATGCCAGCGTCTTCTGGGCAGTGGATTACATCAACCGCGCCCTCGTTCATCATCTGCTGTACTAGCATGTCCCACTCGCCTTGCTTCATGTTGCCTATGTGGCGGGTTAGGGCATCCATGCAACGGCGCTTCACTACATCAAAGCGCATGAGTTCTTCTGTGCCCAGTTCGATGCGGTAACCATCCACGGTCAGATACCATATCGGTGGGTCACCGTTAAGTTTAGACAACCCGCTAATCTCCACGGTCAGCTGACCAGTGCCGTCACCAGCGCCAACACCGTACTTGCGAGTGCGGCACACGGACTTGTTGCAATGCTCGCTGATAGGCGCTTGCTTGCACTTGTAAAAATACTGCTTCCGCGCCAGTGAAAACGACAGGTCGCTGACTTCTTTCACGGACAGTGGAGGGTCAAAGAACTCGTTGTTGGCCTCAAACATTCGGGCCTCCCAGTCGTCTGGGTACGCCTGCTGAAAATAGATGCCGAGATTAAACATGCCTTCGTTGCGTGAGCCTTCGCCGAACCCGTTGGTCACCAGAGTCTGCAAACAAGGTGGCGCGTCTCTCCACTGGTCAACGTTCTCTGGCAGTGATACCGCTTCAACGCTTTCCACGGTCTGCAGCAGGGTTTCTGCCCAGTCCAGAAAGTACCCAAGCTCCCGCTCCTTGCCGCCGTGATACAAGCGGCGCGTACCGCCGTGATACGGCATGTTGAGCCAGTTGCCAACATCGTCTTGGTTGGCCAGCGCGTTCTGTTTTGGGAACCGCTCAACGCTGGGGTAATTCAGCGCCGTGCACCAGAGCAGAAGTTTTTCGCGCAGCCACTTTGCGGGGACTGGTGTTTTGAAGAACACCGCAAGGTGAGCGCCGTTCGACTTGCTCTTGAGAATCAGCAGCGGCAGGCCCAGCTTGGCAATGTTGGATTCCAACAGGTCGTGGTCAACAGGGTAAACGTCAATATCAATGACGCCCCAGTAGCACATGCCCAGATCATCAATAGGAATAATCCCAAGCCCGTAATCACCCTGCACGTGTTCGTGCCAGAGTTGTGGCGTGGGCGGCGTCTTGTGCGTGATCGCAACGCCTTTTTGCTTGCCGTCTCCGGCTTCATCGTCAACCGTGTATTGGCCGTGTGCCCTACCCAGACCGCGATAGAGTGTGCTAAGCCGTTTAACGTGTTCGTTCATAATATAACCCCGTAGAAAAAGGGGCCAATTGGCCCCTGATCATGTTCCAGAAAACTCAGTAGGGTATTTCGCCTTCCTCGTCCTCTGTGGCTGGGGCATCGCCGTCAATGTTGGCGTAGTTAGCTTTCACTTCACCGCTGCGGAGACTGTCGTAAAACGCAGCCGCCTCCTGAAACACTTCGTCACCCGCCTCAAGGTCTTTCGCCTTGGACAGAACAAAGCCGTGCCAAGAGCCTTTGGCGTTTTCTTCTTTCGCCGTGCCAATGTGGTACAGCGTGGCGAACATCGGTGGATTGAAGAATCCCTGACCGTTGGAGCGAGGGCGCTTAATGCCCCGAATCAGCGACAACCACTGCTTCGCTTTTTTAGTCTGGGTGGACTTCATGGACACCAGCACGTACTCAGTGGTGCCGTTCTCACGCTGCAGGACGCAGTAGAACGAGCGTGTATCAACGATCTGATTGCCCTCTGCTGTCACGTCCATGCCCCGATCATCCTTGCCAGCAACACGCGCCAGCCCCTCTGCCACATCGTCATACATGGCAACCAAACCACCGCCACTGTCGCGCGTCTTGAACTCAAGAATCTTGCGCTCAAACATCACCGGCACAACGTTGACGCCGCCAGAGTAAATCTCCCCCGTCACAGAGTTAAACAGCTGGCCCTTTTTCAGCTCAGCAATGTACTTGGCGTCACCTTCCTCGATCTGCGGAGAAAGCGCCTGTGCAATGTGCACAAACGGAATCGCAAAATCATCGGCCGTTGCCTGTTCAGTACCCATGCCCTCCATGTCTTCCATGTTGTATTCGGGGGCGGTGGCTACAGCGGTGGTGCCTTTTACTACAGATTTTTCAGCTTTCATGATTAATGCTCCTTGGCAATTCCACTTTGGGAATCATGATTTAATTTCGGTTTCATCGTACTCAAAAACCCCGAACAAAGTAGTCGGCAACGCAGCACCTTGGCTTAGTTGCTCCCTGACAAAGGCGGAGAGTGTTGCAGGATGAACCGTTTCTTCTACGGTGCGCTCTTTGATAAGCGACCCATAGCCGTTTTCACGAAGCCACTCAAACCCGGCCTCGCGTCTAGCCGCCGAAAGGCTGGCTTTGACCTTGTGTTTAATGCTGACCTTGCTGCCGTCCTGCAGTTTGAATTCCATGACGCCCAAGGTTTTCATTTTTTCTGGCAGGAGTTCCTGCGACAGTTTGCGCTCTAATACTGACAAGCTTCCGATCTGGGCCGACAGCTTATTAATCTCGTTGCGCAGCTCTAACAGCTCATTGGCTTGCGCCGACAGCTCTTGCAGCGCGCTTTCATCGGGGGCTTCAATGCCCTCGTAGTCTTCAATGCTTTTCATGTTACTTCCTCAGTTCTATGGCGTAATACGCCTTCTGGATTCTGTCCCATTGCAGCACGTTAAGGCAAGCACTAACGTTCTGCATGGCCAAATATCCCGCCAAAATAATCATTGCCGGTGCGCCTACAGCTAACAGGTAGTCCGTGTCCGAAAACCCAGCGTCCCAAAGCCGCTTCTTCAAAAGCGAGGTGGTGTGTGCTGTGCTGCGCACGTTTGCCTCGTTCTTGGTCAACAAGACCCGAACCTCACCGAAGTGCCGCGATGCGTCCCTGTAGTCGAAGCCCATGTCTTGTATGACGAATACTCTGGCCGAATTGTCTCGGCCTGTCAACGGATTTTTCATATCCATTCGCCTAAATTATCACCTGTCACCAAAGACGACACGTCCCGCTTGCTCCGCAGCGCCTTAACGATTTTTTCATCCACCGTGTCCTTGGTGATAAT